GTGGCAACCCTTCCGAAACCGGCAGCACACCGAACCGCTCCGCTACACCGAGCGGATCGCTCTGCAGGTCCTTGCGATGATCGGCGATCGCCTTGCGGGCAAAATCGATATCATCCGCCGTGGCGTTCTCGCCCAAGATCGTCTTGACGGATTTTTCCACCTCGCCGATCGGTTGGGTCCGGATGGCGTCAGAAACCTTCATCCGCGTGAGCGTCGAGGAAACGATTTCCTTGCCGCGCGGGGCCGTGCCGGCATCGAGCTGGAAGCGGGCCAATTCGTCAGCACCCACGGGCAGACCACGGGCTATGCGCTTTGCCATCTCCTCGCCACGCTTCTCGAGATCAGCATTGGATTTGGTGTCTTGCGTCCGACGGGCACTTTCGGCTCCAGTCAAGCCTTTATCGATCGCATCCCAGTCATCGGCCGTCACGCCATCCAGTTTCCCGGCGGCATAATCGCGCTGCATATCGGCCCGCATCGTCTTGATCTGGTCGGCGTTCATCGTCGCCGCCTGTTTCGTGTAAAAACCTACGGTAAGATCCGAGCGGCTTTTGCGCTTGGCCTTCTCGGCCTCCGGAGCCGTCAGGACGCCACGCGCCACGGCGCTGTCATAATGCGCGTCGATTGTCGATTGAGTGTCTGCCAGAGAAGCCCCAGCAGCGTCATCATCCATTTTCAGGCCGGCGAGCTGCTGGCTTTTGCGATTTTCAAGCTCGTCAACACGGCCGAGAAAGTCGATGCGGTTGGCGGCGTCAGCTCGCTCTTTCTGGTCCGCCCTGGCTTTACTTAAAAGCGCCGCCGATCGCTTGTTGTAAGCAATCGTATATTCCGGAGCGATTTCCTCGAAAACATTATCGCGAAGATCTGCCGTCAGATTTTCGGACAATGCTTTTTCGAGCATCGCCGGATCATCTTTATAGACGTCGTAAACCGCCTGCTGGTTCTGGACCATGGCAGCATCGGCCATTTCGAGGTAAGTCCGGGTTCCCTTCACGTCGAAAGCGCGACCGTATACCGTGTCGCGGCCGGACGGACGGAACGTGCCGGACTTGCCAGGCGTGATCGTTACCTCTTCCCGAACGGGCGTAACGGAAACTGGCTCAACTGAGGACGCGGAAGGCAGCTTGTCATAAGTGCTGCCACCCGGAGCCACCTTGGAAATCCATTTTCCCGCAAACTGCCCGGCCGTCATGTCAGCGGAGCCGCCATTCAGACGCACGGCGTCGTGGCCAACAACGTCAACCGCCAAGGCATTCGGATTAGCCAGCAGCTTGGAAGCACCGCCGGAACCCTGCTGATGCGCGAGATACAATTCTCCGGCATTTGGTTCACGACCAAGAGTTTTGCGGAGATGATCTCGATTATCGCGCATGAGACGTGCGGCCGCGTCAGAGGCCTGGGCAGGATCGAAGCGATCGCGAAGGCCGTATTGCTTTGCCGTTCCGTCGACGAACTGGAATAGTCCACCAGCTGACGAGTTGTTGTTCTTGGCATACGGATTGAATGAACTTTCAATGCCAGCGATCTCGGTCAAAGCATGCGGATCAACTCCGTTACGCACCGCCGCATCCGCGATCATGGTCCGCAGCTGGGCGGGCGGGACCTTCACACGCACCCCGCCCGAAACCTGCTCGCCGCTATATCCGCCACCCGTTATCGTGGAGGCCGTGGGCGCACCCTCCATCGCGGCACGACGGCCGGCGAGCTCACCGGCACGTTCCGCCTCGCGGTCAGCGCGCTGACCGAACTCGTCAGCGACACGCGCAAGGCCGGCGGCAACCTTGCGCTCAAGATCTCCGCCCTCGCGGGCAACGGAAAGCAACCCTTCACTCAAAAGAGGCTGCGTGTGGAAGGGCTTGTAAGATACGGGATCCAGCCGTCTGTTTGCCATGTCAGTACCTGTCTGCGGTGGATGTTGCGCCCTTGAGGCCGATGACGGCAGCATTGAACAAGCCAGACTGCCGCGCCCTCGATGCCCTCTTTCGATATTCCACCTGGCGCTCCTGCAGGCGGCCGATACGGGTTTGCTCCGTACCCACATCGGAGGTAAGGCCAAGGTCAGCCTGCCGGAATGCATCATTGCGGGCTTGTAGTGGCGTGCCAAAGGAAAGGTCGACACCAGACGCAGCGTAGGCGACGTCCTGTTGACCGATGCTATCCATCATGTCCTTTTTCAGCGCCGTGCGTCGGGTAATACCCTGGAGCGTTTCCAGCGGTACCTCTCGCGCCGCGTCGTCGGCTGCAGCATTCGCAGCGTCAGCATCCGCTTTGCCAGCATTAATGGACTGAACCATTCCGAGAACCGTGGCAGTTCCCTGCAGCAAGGAGGAAAGTGAAAAACCCGCCGCTGCAGGAGCTGCTGCTGCAGTTGTCGCAGCACCGCCTGCAGCAGCGCCGGCGGCCGCCGTAGATGCACCGCCGCCAAAAATAGACGTCACAAAGCTAGTCGCCAGTTCCATTACAGTTTCACCCCCGCAATATAGTCGCGCACCCGCAACCGGCCCGGCCGCAGCTGCGTAATCGTCAGTGTCGGATCCATGCAGGCACCGATGAGACCTGGCACGATCACGTGACCCGTGAAACCTGCCTTGGGGGCAGCCAGATCATCACTCATTCGTTGCAAAGCAACCTCGCGCGGGGGCCGGCCATTGGCACCGATCGCAATGCTCGTGGTGTCTTCAAGATAGAGACGGACCGAAACGACCTTGCCCGGCCGACGCACAACCTCATCATTCGGAAGAACGCGAACGTAGGGCATGCTTTCATATACGGGCGCGGTCCAAATGCCGACGATCGATGGCTTTCCCGCAATGCCAGTCTGAATAACGCCGCCCGTCACGACGAAAGGACCGTGGAAATCGTTCTCAATCTCAGCCCATACCGAACGGCCGTTGAAATGCGACAACCCCGATATCTGGCCGGCGAGATCCGTGCTGCCGAAAACGCCAAGCTGCAGTAAATTTTCATCCGCTTCCGTCAGCATTTCACGGGTATAGACGCCGTTGCGCTCGACGGTCAGCCAAACGCGATCGAGGCCATCCACCGAAACCCCATGAACGACCCCGCCGTCTGTGATCGGCCACTCACATGCAGCAAGGCTGATGTCCTGGCTTACATTTGTCGCGCACGCGACAAGACGCCCATCCTCCCGCAGCAGCAACAACCGATCGGTACTCATCTTCCCGCTCTTGCGCTGCACCACCATTCGCCGAATGTCAGAAACAATGTCATTGTTCAGATCGTTCACGGGGACAGGCTTGAACGCTTCGGAAACAGCATCATAGTCCGCCGCATACAGGCGGCCACCATCACGCGACACGAAGTAGATAGAGCCGTCCAGGAGGACAGGTTTGCACCCTTTCTTGACGCCGATCGCGGAAGCACGCACCCAATTGAGAGGCTTATCCCTCTCGATTGTGCGATTGGATGCGAAGTATTCGGCACGATCGGTAAATGCGACCAGATAGGTGGCATCGATCACATATCGGACACTCTCGGAAACCTCCGTTCGCAGCGCCTCGAGGCGCGCCGCCGAGGGGGATTGGCTTTTGATATTGAGGTCGAAATATTCACCGGTCCTTGACATCGCTATAGCCGCAGGCTTCGCAGCCGGGGCACTATAGATCGACCTGTCCTGATAGTTGGTCATGCCGGCAAAGCCGCCGCGAGCCGCCGAGATCAGCGGTTCGCCGGCGGTCTTTCCGAAGTCGACATGAGAGACGAGCGCAGACGCCTCGGAAGTGTTCACGATGCTGGCACCGAAATCATACTCCGAACCAGAGAGCACACCACCAAACCGCACGATCAGCCGGCGATACCTGCCATCACCACCTGGATAGATGACCGACACACCGGATCCAAACCCCGGCAAAGCGCTGATCGCATCCTCCAAGCGAGACGCGAAATCCACCCAATCAACGCTTTCCGGGCTTGTACCCATAGGCACCGACGTGGTCGTGGAGCCGTCGACGGTCATCGACACAACGATATCCGGCACACCTTCAGCCCAACGAATAAAGATATCCCAGACGTCGTCGGTCTTGTTGTAATCGCCACCAAGATCGACGTCCGGAACGAATTCAAATGGCCAAGCCGAAAGCGTCCACATGCTATCGTCGCCTGCATTACGCAGGAGGCGAAGACCGGTCCAGATCGACGGATGAAAAATACCCACGGTGTTGGCCTCACCGTAGAACTCGAGATCGGGCAAAATGTCCGTCGTGATCTGGGGAATGGCCACGGTGGCAACCTTGACCAGATCTTGCCGCCAGATCTCCACCTGGCCAGCCATAAAAAACAGCGTGTAGGACAGGGACGGAGTGACGGTCAGCGTTGTCTGAACCACTGGGGCGGCGGCCGCGAGACCAACGAAACGGGACCCGGACAACAACGAAAACCCGCTTTGCGGCACGGGCTCGACACTCAACATCCTCTTGGCGCCGGAATAATACTGTTTGAGATTGACTTTCCCCAGCAGGCTTTGCGCAAGCTGTCCCGCATTGGCAGAGCTTTTCAGTTGTCCCGCAACACGCGCCATCAGAATTCTCCATGCCATGGAAGAGAGGAGCGCCCGCCAGTGTGGTGGACGGCGGTCAGAGGATCCGACGCCATCAGATCGCCGCCGATCGGCGCGGCCGTCTTGTCCTGCGCCATCAGGCGGCCGATCATGCCTCCAGTCCCCTCGCGCGATGGCGTACCGAACGCCTGGGTAAATTTCTGGTCCTGCAGGTCGGCATCAGCCCAGATCGGAACAGCGAGATAACCGCCCAACGCGACGACAAATGCAGAACGGAAAGGCGGATCCCAATAATCAGGATCCACGAGCACCTTGCATTGCGACCAGGTGTCCGGAGCATCCGCAAAAAGCAGGCCCTCCTCGAGCGCAAAACTGCGTAATGTTCGAGGATTGCGGCCAGCGCTTTCGAGATTGAGAAGTGGAGCCCCGAGACGAATGCCGGGCAGCTCATGAGCATAAGCCCAGCCGTTCTCTGGGCGCTCGGCAAGACGCCGGTTCTTGAACGTCTTTTTCGAAAAACTCCAATCGTGCATTCCGAAAATATGGTCCACGGCCATCTGCCAGGTCGCCGCGACCTGCTCGGCCAACTCCGAACCATCATCAATGGAAAACATCGGACCCGCACCGATCGACGTCAGCGCCTGGTTGATGATCGTCGCTTTGTCGATTGCCATGACCGCCACCCAAAAAAAGAAAACCGTGGCCAGAGAATACGGGCCACGGTCTAGCGTTCAGTGCGAGGCGATCCAGCGTCAGGTCACGGTGATGTTGGCAACCGTCACGTTGCCGCTCGAGGGAACCGCGGTGACACGCATGCGAACGCTCGCCTGGGTGCCGTCGCAATCCACTTCCGCATCGATAATCGAGCCAACGGACATGTCCGCGCGCGCTCCATTGAAATATCCTGCCGCCACGACTTCGGCCGCCGTGTCATTGGTGGCGTAGACGTGGAAGCGAATGAATTTCGTCGGGCCGAGACGGATCGGGCGACCGCCATTGCGCAACTGGCTTTTGATGAAGGCCATATTTTGAACTCCAAGTTTGCGATGAAAGGTGAAGCAATGGCGGCCCGCGGCCGCCACCGCATACGGCTTACTGGTTGGCCGGCATCGTGGCCTTATTGATCGCCTTCATGCGAATGCGCTTGACGCCTTCGGGCAGCAGGCCAACAGAATTGCCAGAAAGCTGGACCTTCCAGAGCTCCGGCGTACCTTTGAGCTGCGGCTGCTCGTAGGCCTGCATGTTTTCCTGATCCCATTCGATCTCGGAACCCATCGCGTCTTTCGCCCAGGCGAAGGTGTCGAGGTACCCCGCTTCGTCGAACGACTGTTTATAGCCGTTGCCATCGGCCAGGCCGGTGCCATAGCGGCCGGTTCCGAAGGTGAAGACACTGTCGGGAAGGGCCATAATGTGGACGCCCTGATAGGTCTTTTTCTTGACCTTGGCGTGCTTTGCAAAGGGCAGATCAGCCGGCCCCTGATAGTCGGAGCTGCTGAACTGCTTGTAGAGCATCAGCTGATCGAACCAGCTGTAAGGCATCGGCCAGAACATGTCATCTTCAGCACCGGACGCATGCAGGCGGCTGGTGACGTAGATGGCAGTTTCCAGATCGATCCGAGCAGTACCGTCGCCGATCGTCTGAACAACGGTTGGCTGATCTGTCAGCGTTGTCGCGCCGACTTCCGCGAACGAATTGAGAGCACCGAACTTCAATTCGTCACGCTTGTTCCGGACCGTCCGCGACATCAACTTGGAAAGAGCATCTTCCTGGCTGGGGCCGGTTTTCCGCTTGTCCTGTTTCCGCGTCAGCGCCGTCGCTTCGAAGTCGCGCACCTTGAGCTCGACCATGTCGAAGTTGATTTCCGAGATATCGACATCCTGGACAGCGCCGCTCAGCTCATACATCTGGACTTCGCCGCCGGCGACGGGAAACTTCACAAGGCCCGCACCACCTTCACCACGCGTCATGGTGTCGTCGAGGTAGCCACCCTCCGCCGCATAGCGGAGGCGGACCTTGTCACGGATCTTTTCAATAAACCATTTTTCGATTGTCATTTCAGGACCTCAAAAGAGTGATGGACGAAATCACCGAGAGGGCCGATTAGCCGGACAGCGTCGGGTCCTGTTAAGGATAGCCAGCGCGTCGCCCAGGTCGCTCCCGTCCGGTAGCAGGCAAATCATGCCAGCGGGCGGGAGCCGTTCAGTGCGCGTCAGTCGCCGATCTGCTTTTTGTAATCAGCCTGCAGCTGATCATAGGACCCCTGATTGAAGCTCTTGTGCCCCCAGGTGTTTTCAGGAAGGGCAGCACGACGCGCGAGATCCTGACGCGGATCCATTGCGCCAGATCCGCCGAACTGCATAGCCGGACCGTTGCCCTGCGTACCGCCAGCGACACCACGGATCCATTCGAACACACGATGCCCCTTCGCGCTATCGCCGAGCATGGCCTTGGCAAATTCAACATCATCCTTGGCGAGCCCGCCGTTTTCGGCACCCTTGGCAGCGACACTGTCGAGAAAAGCATAATTTTCATTCATGCGCTTTTCGACGGCCACGCGCTGCTCAGCTTCCGGCAAGTGCTTGGCAACATCGGGAATGAGCGCGGCACGCTCGGCCTTCTCATCAACGATAGGCTCCATCAAGCCCATTTCAGCCGACACAGACAAGAACTGCTGAACCATGCCCTGGTACACGGGCAGCGGAACTTTATTATCGAAGGCGTATTGCTGCATGCGCGCCGTGATCGGATCGCCCTTCAAGGTTTCCAGATGCGGCTTGATCGCTTCCGGAATTTCGCCGGAGAACTCTGCATAAGCCTCCGGCGTACCGCCCACCTTGTTGCTGGCGTCGCGATCGCGATAACCGTCGAGCGCCTTTTTCATGTTGTCGATCGTCTCGTTATTGCTCTTGCCAACGAGATGATCCGCTATGCCTTCCGGCTTGTAGATTTCTCCGGCGGGCGTAGACGAAGCGCCCGCCGGAGTAGTGACAGCCGATGGAGGCGGCTGCACGCTGGCGTCGGCGGGAGGAGTTACCGACGCGGAGGAACCTGCAGGCAGCGCAGCAGCAGCAGCCCCAGCGCCGGCATCGCCGCCGCCAGATCCACCACCCTCACTGTTAAAAAGCATCAGGTCGAAGAAGTTGATGCCGCCTAAAAATCTGACTTTCATGATCCAGCTCCATTCTGGTTTTGCTTTTTCGCGACGAGTTTTTCGCCGTGACTGATCGCGGCAAGGATCGCCTCACCCACGCCATTGATGCCCTGCCGGGTTGCAGTATTGAGTGCCGTCTGCTCGAAGGTCTGGCCGGTAGACCGCAAGGGCATACGAAGTGTGATGTCCATCATCCACTCGAACATGGCCCGGCCTTGCGCCGTCTGGTAAAGGCCGTACATGAACTGGGAGACACCCTCTTGCGGCTGCATGGGCGCTGCCTGCATATGCGGGCGAAACAGCGCCTCGAGTTCGCCCCAGCCTCCACCACTTTCGACAATCCCCTCAAGCAGATCCAAAGGCTGGGCCGCGCGCTCCGGTATAAACGGGCCGGACATCAAGCAGCCCTCCGCATGTCAGCCACCGCGAGATCCTTGAGCGCTCCCGGAGCCTGCTTGGCCATCTCAGCTGCCATTGCGGCCTGCATTTGTTGCTGACGTGCCTCTTCGATTTTAACGATGATGGCTTTCTTTTCGCTCTCGTCCGGGATCAGATCCTTGTCGATCTGCAGGCCGTCGGCGATACGCTCCATCACCTTGTCCTGATTGAGGTACAATTCCCTCTGATCCGGACCGGCAAAAGCCACGACCATATCGTGATAGTTCGCGATCGCGGCGATCCGATCGGCGTTGAGCGCGGCCTGCATGGGCGAACGGACATTCACCGACACCAGAAGATCGTCCACCTGCTGGATGCCCGGAAGCATGCCGAATTCCATCAGTATCTCGGCAGCACGCGGCACAACTACCGGCATGATCTCGCGCACCAGGCGTCCGAATGCACCGATATGAATGTTTGCTCGCTGCTGCAAACGCCCTGCCATTTCGGATGCAGATCGAGGCGTGCCCTCATAATCCGGCAGGCGCGTGTCAAACATAGCCTGCTTGATCTGGCCCTGCAGATCGCCGATGAGCATCTGGGCAACGTTCATGCTACCCGACGCCGGATCAAGGCGCTGCACGTCCGGCCCCAGAACGCCACCGGTCGATTGCATGGCCCAGAACTGACCCGGAGC